GATTGGTTTATGTGTCATCCTTGTGTGATATATCTTGGTGATACTAGACCAACAGAAACCAAAGGACAAAAAATTGTCGAACTGTAAGTTAACAATCAAAGACGAAGTAAACATCAAGGTAGAAGGACTGCGAGTTGAAACACGAAGAAAAATTGTCAACAAACTAAAGTTTGATTTACCATATGCCCGACACATGCCTGCATATAAACTAGGTCGTTGGGATGGAACTAAAACTTATTTCAATATCGGCGGCAGTGGGTATCTTGCACACCTTGATGTGATTCTAGCAGTGATCGAGGATGAGGGATATGATATTGAAGTCGAAGATCTCAGGCCGCATCAGGAATTGAAATTTGCTGCTATTGATGAAAATTATTGGGCTGACCTTGGCAAGACTTGGCCCAAGGGGCATCAACAAGCAGGCGAACCGATTGTGCTGAGAGACTATCAGTACGAGGTAATCAACAAGTTTTTAGAAAATCCTCAAGCATTACAAGAAGTAGCCACTGGCGCTGGTAAAACAATTACCACAGCTACACTAAGTCATTTATGTGAACCATATGGCCGCACCATGGTGATTGTGCCCAACAAGAGTCTTGTGGTACAGACTGAAGAAGACTATCGTAATCTAGGACTCGATGTTGGTGTATACTTTGGTGACAGAAAAGAATTAAACAAGACTCATACCATATGTACTTGGCAGAGTTTGAATGTGTTAGACAAGAAAAGCTATGACAATGACACTATGACGCTGGCAGAATTCTGTGAAGGAGTCTGTGCAATCATTGTCGACGAGGTTCATCAGGCCAAGGCTGAAGTATTGACTAAGCTATTGACACAGAACTTTCGTAACTGCCCCATCCGCTGGGGACTCACTGGAACCGTGCCTAAAGAACAGTGGGAATTTCAAGGCATATTGGCCAGTATAGGTCCTGTGATAAATCAAGTGAGTGCGCACGATTTACAGGAAAAGGGTGTGCTGGCACAGTTGAATATCAATGTGTTACAGACCACAGATGTGCAGGTGTTTACGTCATTCCACGACGAATACACATTTCTTGTCACAGACGACAATAGATTGCAGTGGATTGCCAGTAAGATCGCTGCGCTATCCGCCACTGGTAACACTCTGGTATTGATCAATAGAATCGACACTGGTAACAAATTAATCGCACTAATACCTCAGGCGGTGTTTGTCAGTGGCGGTATGAAGTTGGATGACCGCAAGGAAGAATACGATGAAATTAAAACAAGTGATGACAAGATTATTTTGGCGACTTATGGTGTGGCCGCTGTGGGTATTAATATTCCACGTATTTTTAATCTGGTTCTTCTTGAACCCGGAAAGAGCTTTGTCCGCGTTATACAAAGCATTGGGCGAGGCATTAGAAAAGCAGAAGACAAAGATCACGTAGAAATCTGGGATATCACCAGCGCCTGCAAATACAGCAAGAGACATCTTACAGAAAGAAAAAAGTTTTATAAAGAGGCCAAATACCCCTTTACCATTACCAAGGTTAATATATGAGTGAAAGAAAAATAAAAGAATGGGCTTGGCCTTATATAAAAAATTTCAGGACATATATAGATATCGGCGCTAGTACAGGAATTACATCATCGCCATTTATTGGTTCGTTTGAAAAGATATATTGCTTTGAACCTAATCCCAATAGTTTTAAAGAATTATCTAAGTTTTCAGAATTAATATGCCATAACTATGCATTAGGGAATACTAATGAAAAAAAACTATTGGTAATGAATATCACAACTCAAGACCCAGAACACGGATCACTATCCGATGCAAGGACCGAGAGATGGGATAAAACAGAAACCTATGAAGTTGAAATAAAAAGACTAGACGATTTTAAATTTGATTTTGTAGATTTTATAAAAATTGACACTGAACAATATGAATTAGAGGTGGTACAAGGGGCGTTGAAAATTATTAAAAAACACAAACCTACAATCTTTTTTGAAAATAAAAGAGGTGAAGCAGATCAAGTAATTCTTCTGCTATTGGATCTTGGATTTACAGTTAAGAAATGGAAAAGTGATACTATAGCATTTTACACGGAATAATTATGAGAATACTTACACTAAACAACCAAGCATTTGATTTAAACGAACTACCAGACGAGGTAGATGAAGACACAAGATTTTCGGTGCTAGATAATTCGAATCCTCAAGACCCAGATTTCTTTTTCATGCCGTTGATATTTTTGGAATCATTCAACTCACCTGCTATAGTGTTGAATATAGGCGGGTATGAAGTACAAATGCCCTTGGACTGGTGCATGGTAGTAGGTGACAAAGACTGCGGACTCGACCCCGAAGTGCTACCGTTAACTTCAATTAATGAGCGTGGGTTCGATGCTCTGGTGTTTAATCCTATCAAGGGATTTAGAGCAGAATTCATGCCCATTGAAATTGTTAATATCTATCAAGATGTGCGCTGGTATTTTCCTAAAATGAAAAACGGTCAGTTGCTTACTGTGCCGCTAAGTGAGGAAGTTAACCCGCCCTGCGTGTTCTTTGTCAAAGAAGTTAGTAGACAAAGCGAAGTTTTACAGCTACACAAATTAATCTGATTAAATACACATATTAAGGAGACAGCATGAAAGCAGGAAAAGTATGGGGCCAAACAGAATTGCTAGAAGCCAACGGTGTTTTAGAATTCCATAGAATTGAAGCCAAGACCGGCGGTGTGTGTTCCAAGCACAAACATAAATTTAAATGGAACGGATTCTTTGTGGAATCTGGAGAGATGATTATCCGTGTTTGGAAAGGCAATTACGATCTAGTTGACGAGACATTACTCAAAGCAGGTGAATACACCAAGGTTGCTCCCGGAGAATATCATCAGTTTGAAGCGGTCACAGATTGTGTTGCCTTTGAGTTATATTGGGCAGAATTTGATCACGACGATATTTCTAGAGAGTCTGTGGGATTTAGTAAATGAAGACACGCATAGTTTATATTACTGGGTGTCTAGGATTTATAGGAGTTCATATAACACGACATTGTTTAGATCGAGGTTGGTATGTGATTGGTGTAGATAAGATGACATATGCTAGCAATGAAACTTTTTTAACAGAATTTAAAAATTATTCAAATTTTAAATTTATTAAATCAGATATAAATGATTTAGAAATGATCTATGATTGTGATTATATTATTAATACGGCAGCTGAAACTCATGTAGATAATTCAATTGAACGCAGCGACCATTTTGTACATTCAAATATCGACGGCGTTCATCACATCCTAAAACTAATTAATCAAAAACAAAAACATAGAATTCCTATCCTATTACATTTCAGTACAGACGAAGTATACGGCGATATTCTCCAAGGATCTCATACAGAAGATGACGTATTGAAACCAAGTAATCCGTATTCGGCAACTAAGGCAGCAGCAGATATGCTAGTCTTGGCATGGAGTAGAACCTACGGATTACCATATGTAATTTTGAGGCCTACAAATAATTATGGTATAGGCCAATATGTTGAGAAACTAATTCCTAAAAGTGTGAAATATTTGTCAGTCGGTCGAAAGATTGATCTGCATAATAAAGGAACTCCAGTACGCACATGGTTGCATGCCGAAGATACTGCTAGAGCTGTTATTGCTGTTATTGAATCAGGTGTCACAAACGAAATTTTTAATATATCAGGTAATTACGAAGAAAAAAATATTGAAGTGGTTAAAAAGATTATTAAGTTAGTGAATGGAGATACAGAAATTGAAACATATCTAACTGATATGATTCGGCCTGGACAAGATTTAAGATATAGTGTTGACGATACCAAATTAAAAAAACTAGGTTGGTCAGCAAACGCAGATTTTGACAAAGAGTTAGAAAAAGTTGTCGAGTACTATCAAAATAATTTTATTTGGTGATATATGAAAGAAATTTTAGAACAGATTCGCATTCTCATAGAACGAAAACAAGCAGAAAAAACATGGGTAGCAGGCAAGGACTTTGTTAACTACGCTGGCCCATATTTTGATGCCAACGAATATGTAGCAGCCGCAGAAGCTCTGCTTAACGGCTGGTTAGTTATGGGTAACAAAAGTATACGCTTTGAACAAAAATTTCCTAAAGAATTTGGAAAGACTCGCGGAGTATTGACCAACTCCGGAAGCAGTGCTAACTTGTTGATGATGGCTGCGATGAAATCCAAACGCGGTTATAATTTTCCACGAGGCACTAAAGTATTAATGCCTATTGCAGGTTTTCCAACTACACTCAATCCAACCATACAAAATGACTTTACTCCTGTATTCTGTGATATCGAGATTGATACCCTAAACATTGATTTAAATCAAGCAGAACAGATACTTGCTAATGATCCAGATATTAAAATTATAACTTTTGCTCATGTGTTGGGCAATCCTCCTAATATGGATAAGGTCATGGAACTGGTCAACAGATACAATCTAATACTATTAGAAGATTGTTGTGATGGGCTGGGTACAACCTATGATGGAAAACCTTTGGGAAGTTTTGGTCTAATGGCAAGTTGTAGTTTTTATCCCGCACACCATATGACCATGGGCGAGGGTGGATTTGTTGCTATGAACGATCCTCAACAAGAAATTATTGTGCGCAGCTTACGTGAATGGGGCCGAGGCTGTTACTGTGTTGGTCCAGAAGCAAACAAGTTGAAGTGCGGTACTTGTGGCAAACGCTTTAACGAGTGGATTCCGGAAATGCCCGGAGAAATATTTGATCACAAATATGTCTATGACGAAATTGGATACAACTTAAAACCCATCGAATTACAAGCAGCTATGGGTTTAGAACAGATTAAGAAGTTACCAGAGATACACGCCTTACGTCAGCGCAACTATAATCTATTGTTTGCAATCTATGAAAAATATGAAGAGTTTTTTCACCTGCCGCGGGCTCGTGATAAAGCAGATGTAAGTTGGTTTGCGTTTCCAATTACCATTCGTGAGGGTGCTCCTTTTACACGCATGGATATTGTTGATTACTTAGAAGAAAATTTAATCCAAACTCGTCCATATTTTGCCGGCAACATCATGCTACAACCTGCGTATTCTCACTTGATGAATCCTGCAGATGCACGTGATAATTTTCCTGTTGCTACGTTTACTATGAAGAATACATATTTCCATGGATGTAGTCCAGTTATTACTCCTGAACAGATTACCTACATTGGTGAAAAGGTTGACGGATTCATGAGCCTATATCGATGAAAAAGACTGCGGTAATGTTTGGCGGTACTAGTGGTATCGGAGCTGCCACAGCCAAGCTGTTATCTAACAACTACGAAACACTAATTATTTCTAGGAAAGATATTAATTTATTCGATCCACAGAGTGCAGATCAAATCTCAAAACTGTTATCGGATATAAATCCCGATGTTGTTATAAACTCTGCTGGTTTTTTTGGAACTAACACAGACCCCCATGAAAAGATTATGGCCGTTAATTTTGGTAGTAACTGGTCAATAATTCGACACTATATGACCAACCGATCAATTAAAACTGTCACTATAATTATGGTTGGATCTGTATGTTACGATTCCGGGAAAAAAGAATACATGGTATATGCCGCTAGTAAAGCAGCGTTATACAGTTTGTGGCAAGGTGCTAGAGATTACTTTGAATCTGATAGCATTGTTATCTCACTTATCAACCCACAACGAACAAAAACGCCAATGACCATACACAGAATTAATCCAGACTTAAATTATCACGAAGCAGAAGATGTTGCTGAGGAAATATTAAAATTAGTTAACTCTGATATTAGCACATCGATAGTAACACAATTTAAAATTAATTAAATTCTATTTTTATATTTGCTTATTTCTTTTACAAATGTTTCAGAGTGAACTCTTTCACCCTTTCCAGTCCACGAATATGACGGTCCCTTTTTTCCAAATTTGTAATCGGTATATCGAAGGTCCATTTTTGTTATTTCGTTTGCTGCAAGCATTTCGTTAAGCGTTGATTGATCAATGCCCCAAAATAATTCTTCTTTTAATTTTTCTTTAAATCTTGTTGCTAGTATATGGCGACCGTTATCTGCACCAAATCCCATAGCACTTGCAAGACTTTTTATTTGGCCGCCTTTGAGCCTCGTGGGAATCCAAGTAGTTTTGAGATCGTTTATAAATTCTTTTTCAGATAATGGATTTACCATCACACTATCTACATCTAAATTAATTACAAGAGCAGTATCTTCGTATATTTCAGGAACTCTAAAATATCTAGCCAAGCACCAATATGTTGCTTTTGTTGTTAGATCTTTAGTAAATTCTATAGGTGTGACTTCACTGCTAGTGGTACATCCGTGTGCAACAGCCCATTCTAAATTTCCAGGGGCCGGATCAAAAATATGAAAATGAATGTGTGCCCAAGGACAATTATCTTTAATAGAAAAAAACAAGGGTTTAGCCCACATACTAAAATATTTTGTATCGCAGGTAAGAAGAAATCCGTTTTTATTAATTTTTGATTCTAAGTTTAATGATGTCATGGTATGATATTTATATTGATAGACTATTGCACTTTAATAAATATCACGTAAATATTAAAGGGGAAATATGGGTTCCTTAACACCCGGTGTAAAGTACATTTATGAAAAAGCCGATGGCATAACTTATGCCAGAGAGTTCGGCGCATCACATAGTGAGAGATTCGAAATTGGCAGGGATTTCGAAACGATGTTAAAAGACGAAATACGGCTTTGGGAAGAAATAGTTCGAGCAGGTCGGACTAATCAGGCCTTGCAAGCTGCTCTCGATCGTGTTAAACTAGTGTATCATCTAAGTAAAGACCATGGCTAAAAATAAACACGTAGACCTATTCAAAGATATCATACCCTGTGTTGATCAGGGAATCAAAGAACTTTGGGATGCTGCCACGGAAGAAGGACGCAAAGAAATCAAAGGTGATCTGTGGAATCTCAATAGATATATCAGCAGTGTGGCCACCACTGACAGAGAAATACAAGAACACTATCTGCTCACAGTTAATCAATACTACAACAAGAATTGGGCCAATGTCAGTCAGCATCCTAAACTGCAATGGCTGACCCTAGCTTCATGTAGTCATGAAAGCAAGGCCAAACAGTTTCATGAATGGATTGCCTTAAAGAAAGAAAAGAACAAAAAAGAAGAATTCCTTGCAGACCTATTTCCAACCATGAAGAGGGCAGACCTTGCTACACTTGCAGTCATTACCACAGATAGAGAAATCAAAGACTATTGTCAAAACCTTGGATGGGACAAAAAAGAAGTCAATGCAATTAAATTTTAAATGTGAACATTGCGAAAAGTTATTTGCCAAAGAAAAGACTTTGGTAGTGCATGTCTGTGAACAAAAACGTAGACATCTCAGTCGCAATGAAAAACATGTGCTAATGGGGTTGCTAACATTCCAAAGATTTTATCAGCTCACACAAAAAGCACAACAACCTAAAACATTTGAAGAATTTGCTTCTTCTAGTTTCTACAC